GATTAGATAGTGTAGTTGTCATTAGGCGTCTATGCTCCGTAATGCAGCAGGTGCTGCTAGTCCAGTGGTTCCAGCAAGTTCATTACAGATACCATCAATGTCTTTAAATTTATCCCTAGTGCGTCCTGCTTCTGCTTTGATATTGAGAGCACCTACGGTTGCAAGTCCAGTAGTGCTAGCATAAACGTTAGCAGCACCCTGCTCATCTAATCCTGTTGTACCAGCAAGACGGTTAAGTTCTGCTGCCAGGCTACTACCTGCTTTACCAAGTGCCATTATGTGTCCTATCTAGGTGTAATTATTTTCTTATCAGGGGTGATAAGTTTTGATTTAGCCTCTTGTTTAGGCTGACCAAAGAATGCTTTGTAATAATGTTCATCGAATGAAAAACGTTTCATATGTGGTGCAGTTGCTCCTGTGTGGCAGTATAGTGGAACTTCAGCCTTATCGCATAGAGCAAAGAAAAATATATCTTCACCTATAAACTTAGAGCCTCTACCCATTTCCATGAATAGTTGTCCCTCAGGTGATACTTCTCGAACCTTAGGAACTATACTGCGATGCATTAGAATGAATCCCATTCCTGCTGCATCCACCTTAATCAGTTCATTAACTGGTAGTGGATGTACTCTGGATAATCCAAAGCCACCTTCTCCGTCATTAACAAAACTAAATACTGTAGGCATAGGAATCATTAAGGGTTCTTCTGGATTATCTGTAGTAAAGTATACTCCAGTAATCATAGGACGCTTTTCAGCATCTCTATTATCCCATAATAATTTAAACTTTTCTGGACTAATTACTACATCTGAGTCTACCCATAGTAGCCATTCGTAATCAGTCTTATCATACCAGTAATCAATTACTGTTTGTCGTTGTCTAGCAATTTGATTGCCTTGACTTCTTAAAGATGTAGCAAATTCTACGCCAGACTTTAACATAACATCTGTTACGCCTTGCATAAACCTGCCATCTACCATTCCATTATCGCACCATACTAGTGCAATAGAATCTTTTTTGCTCATAGTCCCCTGTGTCCCTATCTGTACTTTGCTGCTTTTTTTGCTATTGATTTAGGTTGTTTAACAAACTGTTTACCTTTAGCATTACCTGCAGCCTTGGCTTTATTAGTAGCGGCTTTCTCAGCAGGGCTTAGTGCTGCCCATGCTTTTTCAGGTAAATATCTTTTTTTACCCTTAGATGGTTTACCATCAGAGGTTGTCCACTTTTGCTTAGTCCAGTCTTTTAAAGACTTTTGAGATTTGGCTAGTGCCATTATCTATAACCTCCGCCAGCCTTTTTGTATTGAACAGCAAGTAGTTGTGCTTTACGGGCTGACCATTCTCCAGGGTCTCCACCCTTAGAACCAGCCTTAATCTTCTTAAACAACTTAGCCCTCATCTCAGGCTTAGTGTAATTGCCAGCAGCATTAACTTTAGACTTAGTCTTTTTCTTTGCTACCATTTTACTTTATCCGCCCAATATGCTGCAGACATTTTACCTTTAGCAATATTCTTTCTATGACGTGCTTTAAAAGATTTTTGTCTTGCTGTAGGTTGTCTGTCTCCAGTAACACCTTGCTGACCAAATCGAATTGTCTTTACTTGACTTCCTTCTTTGGCTACAACTACGTGTGATTTAGTAGGATGTTTAGGAGTACGCTTTGGTTTATTAAAACCAGACACTCCTGCTCTAGCGAGCCTTGAGTCCTTTTTGTTTTCCATGCTCCCCATACTTTCCTAAGATTGACCTAATGGTTCCGTTCTTGTTCAACCGAACCACTAGACCATTCTTAATTTGAACTGGATTAAAACCATCGTGGCGCTTATGACTACCACTAGATGACATTACTTCTTTTTACCCATTTTCTTCATAACCATTTTCTTAGAAGCAGCCTTCTTCGCCGCTTTCTTGGCCATAGCCTTAGCTTTTGGAGTGTAAGGGAATTCCATTTTTCCTACTTTTGGCATTATACTTGTCCTATCTCTTTCATTACGGCTGCGGCTTTGGGTGTGATATCTTTCGTTTTAGGCATAGTGTCCGCATTATACGCTTTGCCTAAAATCTCTGATGCTTTATGCGCTTCTTCTACATGACGCATAGTAGTTCCTGCTGGCTGAATACCTTGTGCTCTTGCATCTCGGTAAGCCTGTAATTCTGCATTCCACTTTTTATCTGGAATATCTCTTTTAGCATCTCCTGCATTTACTTGTAAATTCATTACCTTGCATCCGAAACATCCTTCAACTTCTGTTGGATGGTCTTGCCAGTGATATGCCATACTCGTCCCTTACGCTGCTGTGAAATTAGCCTCAGTTATTCCTAAGCCAGATGATATTAGTGCAGCCTTAGTAGTATCATCTACTATATGTTCATGGCCACCAAGATAAAATTCATCATAGGTTGCTATGTCTTCGTCCAGTGGGAATCTTACTTTAGAATAGGTAGCACCGCTTTTGGCAATACTAACACCCTTATTAAGTTTATAGAAGTAAAATAGTCTATGCTTACCGATAGGTGCTTCTTGTACAACTGGTGTTGTAAATGTGTAGTCTGCCATTGTTCTCCTTAATGAACTTACTGTAAGGCTAGAGTTTCCCCTAGCCCTACCGTCAATCAACTAAGCGATTGATGAACCTGATTCGATTCGGAATAGTGCCTCTTCGCGGTAGCGAGCAAAGCCTAGTACGCCGTACCAACCCATTGGGCGGTGACGCATCAAGCGGTCAACTACTGGTCCGATAACTACATGTGGCTCTTCGGCAACTGCCTCAGCCAATGCCTGTTGTCCAGCGATGATTGTGCGGTACACCTTTGCAGATGAAGCACCGTCAGTTGCTGTGTACAGACGTGGAGACTCTACGAAGTATGCACCTTCGTATGTTCCGATTTCTCCTGCCCAAATGCGGTCTTGTGAAGAACCGTATTGGTTAGGAAGCAACCATCCTGCTGAACCTGTCTCAGCACGTAGGTCGTGGGATACCTCTGGGTGTAATCCAGCCCAGTATAGTGAACCCTTGCGACCATTAGCCTTGTTAGCACGTAACTTAGCAACAGCCCTACGGATGTTTGCTGAAGATAGTGTTGCGGCTGCTGTGATAGTTGCAGTTGATGTTGCTGTTGAACCTGAGTAGATTACGTTTGAACCGCCACGCAATGTTGTCATTGCTACAGCGTCGATAGAATCTGCTAGGTTGTAAGCGATAATGTTTGCGATTGCAGGGTCAACATCTGCAAGAGAGAATAACTCTAATGCACGTGTTACCAACACTGAGTTACCGTACTCTGCAAGAGTAATGGTTACTGATGTTGGTGTTGACATTGCTACTGCTTCTGGGTCAGTTGTTTCTGTTAGAGCAGTTGTTGCTGCTGAAAGGTCAACATAACGTTGTAGAACAACGGTTGAGCCAGGGATTGCTTGACGGGCTGGGCGCTTATCTGCGACTGAACGAATTAGTGGTTCAGAGCGGAGAGCGAATTCTAGAAGACGGTCATACGCCTTCTGTACTAGACCAGCACCACCAGCGGTTCCTCCGAGATTGTCAGAGGCTGTTGATACATATGCCATTCGTCACCTCCAGTGACTAGAAACTATGATGATTGTTGTGAACGAAGAACATCTAACAATGCATCCATAGAATCTGCATTGTCAATTCTTGAGTTAAGTTCTTCCATTCTGTCTGGAGTAAACGCACCTTGTGTTAGAACATCCTGTTGCCTTAGGGCAGCACGGTCTTGTTCTGGCATGTTGGCTTCATCTTGCTGTACTTTAATTCCGAATAAATCTGCATTATCATCGAGCCAGTTAGAAACTGTCTCCTCGTTAACATCATCGATATCCTTAAGAATTAAGCGTGCAGCCTTAGCGTTTACGCCTTTCTTTTCCAGGACTTCTTTGACGGTTCGCTCACGCTGCACTTTGGATAATCCTTCAAGTTGCTCAGTGAGTTCCTTAATACGCTTCTCATCGGCTCTCTTTGCTTTCCGTAACTTCTTAATCAAGTCACTTCCATCACCAGAGAAACCTTGGTCAGTATCTAGGTCTTCGTCTTCGTCTTCCCAGTAATTGTTGCTCATAGCAACTACCACCCTTCTATTCGTTGTTAGTCGCAGGCCGCAGTTCAGTTCGGGGAAACTGGCTGGCTCCTACTGTCGGTCTTATACGCTGCATTGGGCCGATAGGTCAATGTCAGGATTTTAGTATTGTCCGCCTGTTGTGCTAAGTAGCGACGCTTTTGTAGTTCCAGACTTACCAGAGAATGATGCAATTTCTCTCTCAGTAAGTGCTTTACGTTTACGTTGCGCTGAGGCTAGAGTATTAAATACTTCTTGTTCTGCCTCTGCTTGGTTATATCCAGGAAGTGTTGTTCCGTAGATTTCGCTTAACTTCTGTGCGGTAGGTAGGATATCTGCAATTGTTGCATATCCCTTTTGTGCTTCGGCTTGTGTGATTCCTTGTGCTGCTAGTTGTTCTGCTACAGAAACACCAGTCTCAAGTCCTTGTACTCTTGCGGCTACGCCAATTTCGGCTGCTGCAATCTGACGTTGAATCTTAGGTAATTGCTGATTAGGGTCAAGAACATAAGCAACCATATCGGCTGAGCCAATTCCATAATAATCTTTAAGTGTTCTAGCAATTGCAGGGTCAGCATTCTGAACTCTCTGAACTGCCATAGATACACGAGTTGATAACTCTGACGGAGATACATCATTCTCAATGAACTGTCTTACATATGCATCATTATCAAATTGAGTTAAACCATATGCTCTAAGTGTTTGACGATACGCATCTTCATTAGATAGATACTCCGCAGGAGTAAGGACACTAAGTCCCTTCTTAATGCGCTGGGCATTAGCAGCAAATCGTTGCTGATACTCTGGAGTATTCTGTAGTTCTAAGGTAATAGTATCTTCTGTGTATCCTTGACGAGCAAGGTCAAGAATCTTAGCGCCAAGAGTTGCAAGGCCAAACTTAGCAAATCTATCCGCTACAATCTTACCGACTGAGTCTCTTTGTGCGGCAACTCGCTCTGCTTCTGCTGCAGCCTTGATTGCATCTTCTGCTGCTTTTTGTTGCGCTGTTAAAGCCGCAGCGTTTGCTGCTGCTAGTGCGTTTGCGTTTGCTGCTGCTATT